GTATTATCTTCTTCTAGATATTTCCAAAATAGATAAGGCTTAATACTCGGAATATAGGTTTTATCAAATCTTTCATCTATATAAACATGCGTATCACATTCAAAGAATGTTTCACAAACTGAATCATCCTCTTTAGAAAAAAGAAGAACGATGTCGCTCTTCTTTACCCCAAGATCAGTCAAACTTTTTATAGCAGTTTTTAACTCCCATTCAAAGCGTTTTTTGGCTGGCTGAGCAAAAATAAATTTCATCGTCCTATCCTTTCAATTATGCTTGCGTAGTTGTCGTCGTAGTTGGTGCTGTGGTAGTAGTTGTATCATTTGAACCAGTGGTAAATGTTACATAGAAGCCAGCTTTTGTATCGGTTGCTTTAACATCATAACGAATGATACCAGCTAGTAATTGACCATAGATGTTGTTATCCACCCATTTAACAGAAACTTGCTTGCGGTCAAAGAATGAAGCGAACGCTTTGGCATCTCCAATAAATCCAACAACATCACCATCAGCTTTACCAATCACATCATCATCAAGTACAATAACTTCTTTTCCAAGTAATTGTTTACCACTTGCTGCTGTGATTGAATCTTGTAGAAGGTAGCGACCATTTTTATCTTTGAGTTTGTCTAATTCTGAATACATTGAAGCTGAGATAAAGAATTTTACATCATATACTTTCTTGATGCCTTTATTGACCAAATCTTTCAATCCATCCACTCCAACGATTGATTTAGCAGCCGCTGACTGAAGGACTGTTGCAATATCAGCATTTTTAGTGTTCAACGATTGGTCTTGAATTTCATCCGCAATCAATCCTGTTACGTCGTAGCTTGCATCATCAATCATTTCTTGCGAAATTGGAATATATCCACGACGAGTGGCAACAGAGTAATCAATTTCAACCATTTTTGGGTTTGCAAGTTTTGGATTTTCTTCTAGTTCTTTAACAGTTGCCATTTTAGAACCTGATTTAGAAATCACTGGGAATTTACCACTTGCTGAATTAACAGGCACTGAACGAACATATTTTGAAAGGTCAACAATATCTTCTGGTTCAAGTTGTGGTTGCAAGAGTTCTTCCGGAATCAAAGCACCGCCTTCAACAGAAGTAAAACCATCACGTTTTTCAGCGCCTTTAGATTTTACGAATGCATTGATTGCTGAGCGTTTTTCAGCTAATTCTTCTTCAGTCACTTTAAATTTTTTCATTTTTCGTTCTTCTCCATCTTTAGGTTTTTGGTCAGCAGGATCAGCAGCTTTAGCTAATTCATCTTCAAGGTCTTGTTTTTCTTTTTGCAATTCTGCAATTTTTTCATCTAAATCTTTGACTTGTTTTTCTAAGTCATCGGCTGAATCACTGACAGTTGAAATTTCTTCATCTGTCTTGGCTTCTTCCAATGCTCGTTCCAAGTCATTTCCTTGTTTTTCTAGGTCAGAACGTTGAGAAAGTAATTTATCAATTTCACTTGAACGTTCTTTGATTTGTTTATTCAAAATAAGTTGTTTTAAGGCCATTTAATTTTTCCTCCAATTTGGATTTTTTAGCGAGAAGTTCTCGTTTTTCCATGTTTTCTATTTGTTTGCTACGTGCTTCTACTGCTGTGTCAGCATACGCTGGGAATGTCACAACTGAAACTTCAAATAATTCAATTGCTTTAATCGTGAACTTGTAAGAACCATCATCACGAGTTTCCATTGCTTCATCAAGAATATTGAAACCAAATGAACACTGGTCAACATCCCCACGCTGAACACGAGAATATAAATTCATTGCTTCAGTATCGTTTTCATTGACTTTGATTTCTCCATATACGCCTTTCGCATCAACGGAAAGTGTCAATGTTCCAGACTTCGTCCGCCCTAGAACTTTTGAAGTCTCATGGTCAATTAAGGCCCGAACATCGGATAAATCAACATTGTCAAAACTTTCTGGGGCGATTTCTTCAAAGCAGCCTTCGTAAAGTTCTGTTTCTGAATTAAAGACAATAAAATAACCACTTATTATTTTTTCAGCGGCTTCATCATTTGCGTTTAAATCAAGACTTCTAAAGTTTCGAACTTGATAATTTTTTCTTTTTTCCATTTTTCACCTCCTTTCTAAGTTTCATCTTGAATGAGTTTTTTCTGGTTCACTAAATCCTTCTGCTGTAAATAATTTTCCAAAACGAGTAAATCATCCATTTCAGCATCAGGAGGCATTCCCACCCAATTTCTAAATTCGTTTCTTCGTAAAGAATTAAGTTGAACCATTTGAGCACCAGCACTCACCATCTCTGTCAGAGAATAATTATAAAGACTTCGTGGATTGAGTGAGAAATACATATCCTCTTCAACAATTAACTTATTATAAGTTTGTTGGATGACTTGAGCGATTGACATAATTTTTGTATTTATGAAATTATTGAACTCATCTTTGTTATAAGTTCCAACTCCCAACAAGAAAGCAGGTACTCCAAAAATACCTGCTACTGTTTTTTTATCCAAAGTTACTGCATCATTAATCGCTAAATCATTCAAAGTTAATGGTTTAATTTGTTGAACATTAACCATACCTTCTGGAATAATCCAAGGTTTACCAGCTTCTTTACGTTTAAGGTACATTTCTTCGAAGTTCTGACGTCCTTCTTCATCAGATAGTTTATCAGAATCTGAATCGACCGAGACAATAAGATTTGGCATATATTCACTTGCCATAAACCCTTTTTTAGTGACGCTTGCTTGTTTCAAGTTACCAACAATATCTTTTAAGGCCACTTTATATCCTGTTCCTATAAAGGGACGTTCTATTGATGGATTTAAAACAAAATGAAGCAAGGTGCTAGGGTCATACTCTTTATTATCGATCGTTATTGAATAATCTAAGTCATTATCGCTCACATTAAATGTCACTTTATAAGGAGAAATAGGAGTTAATCCGATGATTTTATCGCCGCTTACTTGTGGTTTTACTACTGCATTTCCATTCCCTTCTAAAAGCATAGAACGCACTAACCATTGAATGAACGTTTTTCTTGATAAATATTTATTTGGCTCAATATCTACCACTCGTGACAAGTCATTTTTTATCCGCTTGTCTCCTGTTTCACCATTTTGCATGAGCTGAATTGTCATATTTGAGACTAAATCAGCAATACAATCTACAGCCATTCTAACTTCTGGGCTATCAGATAATTTTGTATAACCGTCCGAAAGTAATGTTTTAAAGAAGTCAGGCAATGCCATAACAACTAATGGTGGTTTTGGAATTTCTTCCCTTACTTCTGGTATAACCTCTTCGGGTTCAGTTGTATTTACCACTTCTGTTGGACTTCTTTTGTTATTAAAAAACTTCAAATTTTTATCCTTTCTAACTTCCTATGCCCCAGGCATCTTTTTTACTCTTTTGTTCTTTTTCTTCAAGCATTCCACGACTAGCAAATACTGAAGCATCGAATAAGTCAATCCTTTGGTTAGGCATTACTTTTTCAAATTGAATCGCATCGTCTGTTTTTTCAATTGCTTTCACGTTGGCAACACAATACTCATAAGCCATATTATTCACATAATATAATTCTTTATTTTTAGCCTTAAATTCAATTCTTCGAAATCCTTCCGATTTTTTCCAGAATTGTTGAGGAGCATCAACCATTTTGAATTTTTGTTTTTTCATCATCATAAAAAATTCACGACCAAACTTTTTATCAAAATGGACTGATTTTATCTTGAATCCTTTATCTCGCATTTCCATGAACCATTTGACAATATCATCATAAAGAACGGTTTCCGTATTAGATAGTGTCGCCCAACCTTCTTCTTGCCATTCAAATAAAGGAATGTCATCTTCTTGTGCTTTTTCAATTGCTCTAGATTTTGGAAAGAATGCATGAGTAATAACAATATCAATTGATTTACCTTTATACTCATAATTTCCATATAGCGCTGAAGCGGTCAAGTCATGCATTTTAGAAAGGTCAGCTCCACCATACCAAGTGATTGGTAGTTTTGATAATTCCTCCATTGTCCAAGAATGCTGCTTATTAGAAAATCTAAACTCGTCAATATCAAAGTAAGCATCCATTGAATTAGTAAAAATATTAAGTGACTTATTTAGAAACTCAGCTTTAAGTTGAGGTTCAAGTAATGCTTGTCTTGCTTCAGTAATCAAATCATCTAAAGTCACTGTGACATCAAGTGATGGGGTAACAGAAGCTAAAACATCTGGATCATCAATTGTGGTAATTTCTCTTGTAACTGGATTAATGATATTTCCTTTTTCATCTTGTTCAGCAGTACATAGAAAAATAAAGTATGAATCATAAGCTTTATCTTTAATAGTGCCGGATAAAACTTTTTTTAAAGTAATTACCCTCTGAGCAAGAAAGCCGTTGGCAATATCCCCAGCGGTTGAAATCCCCATAAGCAACTTATTTCGGTAAGCTTTCTGAGAGTTTTTCATCAAGATGTATTTTTTTGCTCCAGCCTTTTTCCATGAGTGGATTTCATCAAGAATTAACGCATTCCCGTTCAAAGAGTCTAGTTTGTCGTCTTGATTGGCGATAGCAAAAATGTCGCAGTAACCATCACCAAAATCAACATGGACAGAATGCTCTTGGTTATTATCACGAATACGCATTTTTTTAACATCATTACGTATTTTCTCAACATTATAAGTGAGGAAACCAAAACTTTCTTGCGTTTGCTTTAAAGAATTGGCAACAATATAAGTCTTACTACCACTTGCTCGGTCAACAATATTTTTAGCCCAAGTTAATGAAGCAGCAAATGCAGTTTTCCCTTGCTTACGAGGTAAAAAAATAAGCGCCTCGTTGAAACGCCTAATATTTGTACCCTTTTCAAAAAATCCAAATAAATTGACACAGACAAATTTTTGCCAAGGTTGCAAATACATCGGAGTATCTTTATAAGATACCCCTTCTTTGTTTTCTCCTTGAACGTGTACGATTGTTCCTTCAATTAATCCAATGACGAAATCAAACTGATGATGTTTAAAATCCCACTTATCAGATTCGAGGTCATCTAGAAAACGTTGAGCTGCTTGTTTCTGTTCGATATTAGCTAGAGTATTGCCTGAAATAACATTCTTTGCCCATTGTACAGCAGTTTCGAAATTATCCACTTCCACCACCACCACTCTGACTCATAAAGCGAGCAAACGGTGAAGCTTTTTCTTCTGGTTTAGTTTCAGAATCTCTTTGGCTTTTCGGATTTAGCATGAGTTGATTTGAATAAGATAAGATATCTTTTCTTAATTTTTC